CTACTAGCTCCTGATGAAGAAACAAAACTTTCAACAGTACGTTGAGTAGTTTCTGAACGAGTACGTCTGGTTTTTACAGTGTTTGTTCTTTCACCACTAGCGTATTTAATATTTGTTTCACCTACTCCTAGTACAGCCCCAGGACCTCCTGAATAGGTTAATATGTTTACAGGGTCTGTGTTATTTAGGATGTTAAGAAGTCTATTTTCACCGTTGTTGTTAGAAATTCTTACAACATCTTCATAACGATTTAATCCAGCACCAATAGGTAAAAGTGTAGGAGTACCTGCTTGAGGAGTTGTTGGATCTAAACCTAATAAATTTAAATGTAAACCAGCAAATCCCCCTGCGGCTGTTAATAATGTACCTAGTGGTGTGTATATTCCAGCATTAACATTGCCCCCACCATATCCCGGCCCTTTAGAAGCTTCGGTTTTAACTGCGGTACGAGATAATAAATTTTCTTTAGCAATAAATAAAAGCCCATTAGGAGATTTTAAGTCGAAAAACATTTGTGTTAATCGACTTACATCTTTTGCGGCATCAATAGGAGCTAAAAATCCATTTCTTAATAAAAAATCAGGTCCTGATTTAGCAGGGAGATCCCCTATTGGGATATCTTGCCTAATATAAGGTTGGTTACTAGAACCACCTCCAGGCCTGTCATTCCCAAACTTTAATGATTTAAGGTTAGTTTGGAGATTTATTAAGGGCATAGATTAAAATGATCTTCCTTCGGGAGCGTTAGCTCTATAATTATTACTAGGAACTGCGCCATTTAAATCTAACTCTGATGGAGATGGTTTTTTAGGAACATTAGGTTCTCCATTAATAGAGTAAGTGTTGTGTAATTTTGAGTCCTTAAAATTTGGGATAGTAGCTTGACCACCATTTAGGTTTGAAAGAACTGAACCCCCTGTTTGTAATTTGTCTAAGATTGCCATTGTGTTATGAATTAATTGTTTTGATTATAAATATTAGCCCATTGTAGAGCTCGATAATTGTAATGCTTTTCCTACTTTTTCACCATCCATATAAACATCTCCACCTGCTGATACTATGGCTATTAATTGATCTAATTTTTCTTCTACTTTTTTAAGTGAACCTTCATCTTTTTTACTTTCTCCACCTTCTCCACCACCACCAAACATTGACATTAAAGCCATTGCGGGTACTGCTAAATAACCAGCAACAGCTACTGCTGCTATACCCCCAGCTACAGCATATAATGCAGCTGCTGTAGAGAATAATCCAGGAGATACGGCTGCTAATTCGACTAAAGTACTAACTATTGAAGCTCCATCAGCATTAGCCATCAGTGAAAATCCAGTAGCAAGAGGGATTAAAGCTAATCCTAATACTGTTAAAGCAGCAGCACCTGAATAAATAAAGAATGATAAAAATCCTAAACCAGCTGCCATTAAAGCTAATGCTCCAACTGATTTAGTAAATGACATTATTGCTTCTGTATCTACTTCACCAAGCATACCAAATGCTATTGAAGCTGGGATTAAAGCTAATCCTAATACTGCTAATGCACCTGCACCTGCCATAATAAATGGTGCTAAAAATCCTAAACCAGCTGCTGCTAATGCTAACAATGGTAAAGCAATAGAGAATGCAATCATAGCTCCTACATCAAGTCCTGATAGTAGGCTAAAGGCTAATGCTGCAGGAATCATAGCTACTCCTAATACGGCTAATGCTGCTGCTCCCATAAATACGTTTGCACCTAAAGTACCTAATAAAGCCATTGTTAAACCTAACATAGTTAATGAACCTGCAAAAGCAAGCATTTGACCTGCATCTACATCTTTAATCATCATCATAGCTAAAGCAAATCCACCACCTAAAGCTAATCCTGCAAGTCCTAAAGCTAAAGCACCTTTTGCGACATCACCAAAGTTTTTTCCAAAAAACATTATACCTCTAGCTACTCCTTTAAGAGCTGCATTAATAGCAGGGCCTGGGATCATAGATAAAACAAATAATCCAGGTGCGGCTAATCCTAAAGCAATTAATCCAGGTGCTGCTACTAATAAAGCTAAACTACCTTTTAGTATGTCAGCAAAGTTTTGACCTATAAATGTAAGACCTCTACCAACACCTTTTAGAAATTTTTCAATTTCTTTACCCATATTTCCTTTAACACCTTTAGTTGAATCGGCTGCTTTACCTGCTCCTTCTCCTGCTTTTCCAGCAGCTTCTCCTGCTTTATTATCTCCAAGACCAAAAGCAGATTTTAAAGAATCTGTACCTTTACCGGATGCTAAATCTGCAACTCCTTTTCCAATACCTTTAACAGCTTCAAATGATTCTTTAACAGTGTCTTTAAATTCTTTAAAACCCTTAACAGCTTTTCCTATCCCTATCATAGCTACAACTGCTACAATACCATATAAAAGAGGTTTTAATAACCCCACATATCCTAATAATTGGAAAAATCCAGAAACAATTCCAGCTACACCAGCTAAAATATCAGCAAGAGGTTCTACAATGGGGGCTAATGCTTGTTGAATTTTTTCTACAGCTTTTTTAAATTTTTCTGCTGCTTCTTCTTGTTTTAATTGTTCAAGAGTTTGTTTTTCGGCAGCACTTAAAGCATCTTCAGAGATACCTGAACTAAGCTTTTGCTGAAGAAGCATTTTAGCCATCTGGTCTTTATTCATACCTAAAGCTGCTGCCATTTTTTCTTGCTCAATTCTATTCATTGATGCAAATTCAGCTGAGGAAACACCTTGATTAGCTAATTCTTTTGCTACTGTGGCTAAATCATTATCTAAAGCTGCTTGTCTTGCTTTTTCAAGATTTAAATCTTTACCTGTAACTAATTCAGCTTCAAGTTCTTTTGCGATAGATTGTTCAAAATTAAGTAATGAATCTGCAATTTTGTCAACATCGCCTAAACTCATTCCTAAATCTTTAGCAGCAGTTGCTGCTTCTGCTAATCTCTCAGGATAACCTGCATAACTAATAGCGATTCCATCTGAAACATCTGCTACATCTTTTAAAATATCACCAGCGGCATATGCTGTTTTGTTTTGTTTGTTAAATGAATTAACACCTTCAACAAGAGCTTTATTTTGTTCTTTAATATTGCCCCCGTTTATTTTAGATAATTTAGCTAATTGGGTAGATTGTTTTACGGACATGCCCATAGCATGTTCCATTTCGGATGCTTCTAAAATATCTTCTGGTTCAAAAATAGCAGCAGCATTTTGACCTAATTCTTTAGTTAATTGGCTAGCAGTTTTAATATAGTCACCTAATGTAATAAAGTGAGTATTGGCCATAGCGGCCTGAGTAGACATTGTATTTAGACTTTGTCCAGTTTGTCTTTGAAACTCTACATTCGCTTTATCTACCTTTAAAAAACCTTTAATAGCGGCTGCAAATATAGTTGCAGGATCTGTAATGGTTGCAAAAGCATTTTTTATTGCTGATCCCATCCCAGCAGCCATTACAGTAAATCTATTACCGGCTTGCTCTCCATTAGCTATCTTATCAGCTACTTTTTGCATATCTGCCTGGACTTTATCCAGTTTGAATGCTGCCCCAAATTCTCCTGTTAACGCATTAAGACCTTTAAGGATTCCACCTGAGACGCCCATTAACCTATTGGCTTCTTTCCGTTTTTCAACTTCTTCAGCAACTTTATCAACGGTGTCTTGTTCAATTTGGAAACCATCTTTTTTAGCTCTAATTAAAGCCATTTCCTCATCAGTTAAATTTTGACGAGTTTTTAAACTTTGAAGAGCGACTTCAAAAGCACCTTGGTTTAAATCAAATATAGATTTACCTGTTAAGGTACGGGTTTTTTCTGTTGAAAGTAAATCTGCTGATCTTTTTATTTCTTGAAGGTTAAGTGCTGCTTTTTCTTTAAGCTTATTAAGTTCATCATCTTTTAAACGAACTGACCCTTCTTCTTGATATTGAAGTTTTTGAGCGATGCTTGTAAGACTACTATATTCTTTACTAGCATCTTTTACACGGTTAATTTTTTTACCTAATTCGGAATTAATACTTTCAAGAGTATCTCTAAGATCACCAAAGGTAGACTGGGTTTCACCTAAAGTTTGATTTAGGTTTTGTGCCTCATTATTTGCATTATTTAATCCGTCGCCTATAGCCATTGGGTATTTTTGTTATAAATATCGGAAGGCATCACTTTTTGGATGCCTTCGCGGTATAAGTAGGAGGAGAAGTTTTAGCATTTTTCATATGTTCTGGGGCTTGAACTTTCCCATCAGAACCTACTACGGTTGTAGTATTACCTCCTTTGCCTTGAGCTTTTTTCATCTCAGCGGCTTCTTTTTCATAATGTTCCCTCATTTTATTGAAGGTAAAGTTTCTTAACCAAATAGGCATATTGTAGATAGTATGCCAATCATAGCCGCCATTACCATGAAATACTATCTCATGTATTTGACTAAAAAGTGAAACTCTATACTGTGACGTCAGGCCAAAAAAAGTTGACTGTAATTGGTAGATCGATGGCCTCCATTCCACCGTTTACTTCTACCGTTATATTTAAATTAACATCAGGTTGTACTTCTTTAACATGGTTACGGAATGCTCTTGCGTCTACAGCCAAAAAGTAATTGTCTACAAATTCACGAATTGTTTTTTTATCCTCATCGCCATTAACTGAAAGGATCATATGTTTCATACGTGTAGAAACAGCTGGATCTGCATTCTTATTAATTTTCTTTAAACCTTTAAGTTCAGCATCAATCGCCATCTCATCTTTATGAGTCAAAAGTTTATAAGTAATTGCAGTTCCTGAATTAGGAAGGGTGTAAGAAAATTCGTTTATACCTTTTGTAATTGATTTTTCATCAAATGGTTTATTTTCCAAAGTAGATAAATCAACAGTTACTCTTTCTCCTTTAAGATCAAATTCATAATCTTTACCATATCCTAAAATACGAGCAGCAATCATAATTGCATTTTTATCACCCACAATAATATCATTGTAGTCTACTTTAGATACGATAAGAGATTTTAACAATTTATCTAATACAGTACCGTTTTGAATATAAGATTGGTTAGAAAGAATATCTTCTTCCTTAGCAGTCATATACTTCATTTCAATAGTACCAGATGATAGAGGATTATCCTCAGGGTAAATTAAACCTTTAGAAGGTAATTCAATAGTTTCGGTTGGAAATTTTAATTCACTCATAATTTTTATTTAGTTATAACTTTAAATACGTGTATACATATTAATAATACAAAAGAGCTTGACCGAAGCCAAGCTCTCTTAAAAAATATTTGACAGAATTTAATTAGAAGTTCAATACACAGTAATCCATACCTACTGTTAAGGCGATTGTTTGTGCTTGGTTTTCAGTATCCCAGTTGTAACCAGTAAACGCTGCATCTTTTACAAATGCACCTTTAATGATCCATTCTGATACTACATCACCTACAGGTCCTAGTACGTTGATAGTTAAGTCTTTCTTATAGAAATCACTGTAACCATCTCTACCTGTTACTGATTCGTGGTGTAAACGTACCCACTCCATTACCGCTTGAGCACCTGAAGGTGTAATCGGATCAAATAATGTCATAGACAAATCTGACCATTTTGATTTACCTTTTACCTTGCGGTAAGTGTTGATGTGGTTAAGAATTACTTCACCATTTTCAATTTTCAATTCACCTACTTCTTTGATCATGTAAGCTGGGATTCCATCTACATACATGATAAATCTGTTAGCTTGCTTTGGCTCGAAAGCGGTGAAAAATATTTCGTTGGGATCTAATACTGCCATTTTATTTGTTGTTTATTTTTTATTCAATTATAAATATTGTTTTTCTAAATTTTTACGCTGGGAAAGTAGCTCCTGTTGGTAAAATGTTGAAATCCAAGTAAATAAATTCAGCAGTTTTAGTAGGTTGAATGTAAATCGCACCAATCAATTGGTTTCTATCAATTACATCTGCTGTGTTATTACTATCATCCATTACCACCTTGAAGGCATACAAACCTTGACGTTGTTGAACACTTTCTAAGTATGGGTTAACTTGGCTCAAGAATTGGTTTCTTGTAGCTGCTGTATTTTGTTCAAATACCAAGTTATCTGCTACTTGTGAAATGTATCCTTTTAAGGCAATTAACAATCTTCTAACGTTTACTCTATCGAGTGCTGAAGCTTGAGTCTGAAGTGTTTTCTGACCAAATACTACAACTCCTCTACCTGGGAATGTTGCAATTGGGTTTACTTTACCAATATACAAACTATCTCTATTAGCTTGAGTTAATTTACGTTCTGCTTGTCTTACGATTCCCATTCCACCTCTGTTAATACCAGCAGGTGCAAACCAAGCTTCTGAAGTTGAATCGTTGTTCGCATAAACACCTGGGATCAATGTTGAGGCAGGAACCCAAACAATTTGACCTGAATCTGGGTCAGTAATTTGACACCAAGGCCAGTAAGTTGCTGCGTATGAGCTATCAATTCCAGCAGCTGTTGCTGTAGTTGAAGTTACTGTTGAAGCGTAATTTTCAAGATCCATTACTAAGATCGCATCACCTCTATTTTCAACATTTGATAACAATGTATTTAACGGAGTAGCGTGACTAGCGTTAGTGTAAACTAAACCAGGAGCTGTGATCAAGTTAAATCTGTATTCATCTTTATTAGCTAATAGATTAAAGGCGTCTGTGTAGTTACCACCTACTAAACCTTGAGTATCTGTGTTGCTAATGTTATCATAATATTTACCAGTTCCTGTTAAAATAGTACCTGTAGCTGCTCCAAATGAACCACTCTGAGCAGATGGAATTGATGATGTATAAGCTGTTTTAGCAATACCCGCATTATTAAAGTAATCAGGAGTTTTTAAATTAACTTGTTTAACTCTTACGTATCTTGAAGCGTTAGGATAGTTACCTTCTGTCTTAATGTAAGGATCTGAAGTATTTGAACCTTGTAATGATAATGATTGGTCACCAATAACTCTAGCAATATAGTTAGAAGCTTTTGGATCAAGAGAAACGTTAGTAAATGTTTCTAATACTGATTTAGATTTATTATTATCGTTACCCTGTCTAATTACTACCGAGAATACACCTCTTGAAGTATCTGGGTTAACAATTTCCCATCTAATGTTATTGGCTGAACCACTAGGTAATATACCATTAGTACCTTCTGTTGAAGTACTATTCATAATAGTACCTTGAGCAAGAGTTTCTAATACAAAAGCACTTCCGGTTTGTTGGATATTTGAAGCTACTAAAGTAAGAGTTAAATCAGTACCACTACCTGTAGTAGCAAATAATGATTCAGAACTAAATGTAATAGTATCACCAACAGCATATCCTGAACCTGTAGTTAATACTGTAATACTATTAATCGAGCTTGAAGATGCTAAATCAATTTCAAAAGTAGCTCCTGTACCATTACCTGTTGAACTTGAAATAGCTGGGGTTATAGGACCAAGAGATCCTGTATTACCTATTGCGT